AAATGTTAGAAGGAGAATTAGCAGAAGAAGCAAAAAAATCTGAAGAGATTTATAAATATGAAGATATGATTTCTTTCTTAAAAGACCAAAGAGGTTTATTAGCTGAAGCTGATAAATCAATTGAAGAAATTAAAGAAGCTGATTCTTTAATCAATTCTGAAATTAAATCTTGGGAAGAAAAGATTGAAGCATTAAAGGCATAATACGTATCATCGAATTATAAAGAAGGGACCATCGGTCCCTTTTTTAGGTAATAAACTTTTTAACATTTGAGAGTATAATCTCTATAAATAAACAATATGCATTGTGGCTAAAAGAAGAAAATCAAAAAACTATCTAAATAATAGAGATCTTTACGATCAAATGGTTCTTTCTAAAGAGCAAGATAAATTAACCAGAGACGCAGAAAAAATGTTAATTCTTCTCGCAGAAAAGGCAATTAACCGTATGAAATATGTAAGCGAAGACGACAGAAACGATTGTCTACAGTTTGCTATTTTAGATCTTTTAAAATATTGGAGAAATTTTAATCCAAAATATCCAAACGCATTTGCCTATTTTACGGAAATAGCAAAAAGAGGTTATGCAAAGGGATGGAATAAGATTCACCCTCAAAAATATAAAGGAACTTTATCCATAGACAAGGGATCAGGTAACTCTGAAAATCAAACAGGAATTTACAGTATCTAATGTCAATAAAGAATGTTAAACCAACTAAAAATTCAGGATTTAATCAAGGTTATTTTAAACCTAATAATCCTTCTAAATATGCAGGACCTACTCCTATCATATATAGAAGTTCCTGGGAACGTAAGTTTATGATGTGGTGTGACAAAAATGAAAAAGTAAGTATGTGGTCAAGTGAACCAGTTGAAATACCCTATTGGTCAAGGCAAGATTCTACTAAAAGAAAATATTATCCTGATTTTTATTTTAAAGCAATTCAACCCGATGACAGTGTTAAAGAATATTTAGTAGAAATTAAACCAAAACAACAAATTCAGAAGCCTGAACCACCTAAGGTAAATTCTAAAAAAGCACTAAAATCTTATAAGTTTTTGGCTGAGCAATACGTTAAAAATATGGATAAATATAATGCAGCTAAAGAATTCTGTTCTCAGCGAAATTGGAATTTTATAGTATTAACAGAAGAAACAATAATCAATGGATTACATTAAACATATAAATTTTAAAACATGATAGCAGTATTTGATGATTTTATACAAGACGAACAATTATTAAAAGACATTTTAAAAGAAGGAGATAACTTTTATGTTCCAACAGGGGATTATAAATATTGGAAAGGATGGTGGAATAAACCTGCCGCAAATATTAAGCAAAGATTGGCAGAATATATCTGGAAAGATAATCTTCCAGTTAAATTAAACATGGAAGTTAATGGATTTGAATATTGGACGGGTTTACAAACCGCAGCAGAAGATGGTAGAAGAAATTATTTAGAACTACACTTTGACGATGACGTACAGTATAGACAAAAAACGGGAAATAGAATGTTTCCAGTTTTAGGATGTGTTTACTATCCACCTGGTTTTGATTTTAAAGGAGGAGATTTACACATTTATACAGACGGAGAAGAAAACACACCAGAGGTTATTAAAACAAGACCAAATAGATTAGTTATTTTTAACCCAGGTGAAGTTGTTCACGGAGTTGACACTGTAATTGAAGGAAAAAGAGGAGCAATTGCAATAAATGTATGGGCGGAAGAGCCATGGTCAGTTGGCCAAGGTTTTATTAAAGTTGAATAATCAGGATTAATGGGCTACATTAAGGAAGAAATTAAAAAATTGGTAAAGGGTAAGGGTAAGGCTAAAGCGTCTAAGGAATCTTTATCTTGGTTCGAAGATAGTCTTAATGATAGAAAGAATAAATCTGTTATGCCAATAAGGTCTAGGTTTATTCCAGGTAAAATGTATATTTTTGAATATAGCCCAATTACTGAAGGTATTCCATGGTATGATGATAATCCTATTGTTTTGGCATTAGACCCGTATGACGGAGATGATATAGGAATAAATGTTTCCATGTTACCTCCTAAGTTTAGAGAACAATTTTTAGATGAAATATATGACAGATATCAATCTACAATAAAAAGAGCTTCAAAGACGGATAATGCTAAAAATCAACGAGGATTATTAACATTTTCATATCAAGGAGCTAAGGCATATTTAGAGCAACGTGGATATGATTTTGCAATTAGAAGATATAAACCTTCTAGAAAATCAAATCAGGCAGTGATTGCATATAAAGATTGGTGTAAAATAGCTATTTGTGATTTTAATTCTTTAAATGGAATAACAAAAAATGAGCTAAATAGATTATTTGAAGATCATCGTAGAAAGAAGAATATATAAAGAGAAAGTATAATACAATTGTAAATTTAACACATGGCAGGTTTTATAGAAAGAAATGGACCATTAAGTACCGGTAAAAGACCGTTCACCTTAAGTGATACACTAAAAAGACTCTCGTCTTTTGGAATGTATTACGATGATTTAGTCTTAAGGCAGTCTCAGGCAATAGGTCCAGTAGAAGATGAATTTGGATATGGCCAAATGAATCAAATGGGTCTAGACGACGATAATATGTATGGCGCATTCGCCGCATTATCGATGGCAGACACCAACATGAGAAAAAATATTCCTTTCTTTGATCAAGGCTATGAAGGTAAAAGAGACGAATTAAGAAGATTTTCAACTCATGACGAAATAGAAGATATATTAGATATTTTATGTGATGAGTCTATCGTATATGATAATAAAAACTTTATTGGAAATCCAGAACTTATTGGAATGGATGTTTCTGAAGAAGTTACTAAATATTTAAATAAATCTTTTAGGGATATTTACCAATACTTTGGTTTTAATCAAGATCAATCAGCATGGTACTTCTTTAGAAAATTCTTAATTGATGGTTATCTTTCTTTTGAAATTATTTATAGCCCTGAGCAAGATCAGATTATAGGATTTAAAGAAATAGATCCTATTACATTAATGCCAGGTTATAATAAAGATGACGGTAAAAAGGTATGGGTTCAATTTAAAGACGATCCGGTTAAGGAGAGGGTCCTATATGATTCACAGATCATCTATCTTTCTTATTCTTCAATAACCACTGCATCTAGGGTAAGTTACTTAGAAAGACTCGTAAGAGCCTTTAACTTGATGAGAATTATGGAACATACTAGAGTTATCTGGGCAGTTACTAATTCTTCGTATAGAATGAAGTTTATTATTCCTGTTGGTGGTAAATCTAAAACAAGAGCAAAACAATCTCTTGCACAATTAATGGGTAATTATAAAGAAGTTGTAGACTTTGATTGGGATTCAGCTACATTAGCGACTAATGGAAAACCAATGCTTCAATTTAACAAAGAATATTGGTTACCATCTAAAGAAGGAGAATCTCCAGAGATTGAAACTTTAGGAGGAGACGGTCCTGAATTATCAGATACAGAAGCACTTAAATATTTCAATGATAAATTAAAAATGGTTTCTAAAATACCATTCAATAGATTTATGTATGAAGACGGTGGAGGTGACTTTAATCTAGCAGCCGATGGTATGATTAGAGATGAAATTAAGTTTTCTAAATTTATCAAAAGATTACGTTCTTCTTTCCAAGAAATTTTAGTAAAACCACTATGGTTACAAATGTGTCTTAAGTTTCCTGAATTTAAAGATGATGCAGGGTTTAGAACTCAAATAGCTATTCAATTTAATGAAGAGAATATGTTTGCTGAATTAAAGCAGATGGAAATCATGGAGAAACGATTAGACTTTATATCTACAATGCAAGATTCTCTAATGAAAACAGATCCAGTTACCATGGAAGAAATGCCATACTTCGATATGGAATTCTTAGTCGATAGATACTTGAAATTATCACCCGACGATAAAGCAGCTAATTTATCATATAGACAAAGACAGGCTAAAGAAGATGCAGAAGAACCAGAGGTAGATCCAATGGACATGGGCTTCTAGAAAAAGAATATATAATCAATAGTGAAAATAAATGAATCATATACTGAAATGAAACACTTACAAACATTTAAAAATTATTCTTCAATAAAGGAAGATGCCAGAGAAGTAGGTGAAGAATCTGACGTTATCGTTGATGACATTCTCCTAGATTCAGGTAAAAAGATTAAATCAGCTGAAATCATAGGAGTTATTAAAACTAGCAAGACTGAAAAGGAATTTAAAGAATATTTCTATGATGAATATGGAAATAACGCATTTACGGAAGAGGATATGCAGACTCTTGTAAAGTATTATTTAGAAGTAGAAACAGAAGAAACTGCTAAAGAAACTGAAGAAGAGGAAGAAGAAAAGAAGAAAGAAGACGGTGAAGAATCAGGTGGTGATTTATCTGGCGATTTAGCAGATTTAGAAATATAGAAAAAATGAAAAATCATTATTCTTCAAAAGATATATAAACAAACATAGTATCAAAATATATGAATACGAAAAACAATCTATTAATCCTAGAAAGATCTTCTAGTGAACTGGAATTTAAACAAAAGGATGGTATATACGTCCTTGAAGGAGTTTTTGGTGAAATTGACAAAAAGAATAGAAACAATAGAATCTATACTGAGTCAGAATACGTTCCTCAAATTGAAGCCCTTCAAGCGAAGATAGGTTCTTCTAAACTATTAGGAGAATTAGACCACCCGCAAACATTTGATGTATCTTTAAAGAATGTATCTCACATTATTGAAGAATTATCATATGATAAAGAAACAAAACAAGTAAAGGGTAAGATCAGATTATTAGATACAGAAGCAGGCCGCCAGGCTAAAGCTTTAGTTGATGCTGGTGTTCCTCTTCAAATTTCATCTAGAGCAGCTGGTCAAGTTGAATCTAATGGAACTGTTAAAATTAAACAATTATTTACGTATGATTTAGTTGCAGATCCAGGTTTTGAAAATGCAGAATTAAAAAGAGTAAATGAATCATTTGGATTCGAAAACGATTCTGACATTCAAATCTATGAAATTAGCGATACAAAAGAACTTTTAACAACCGAAAATAAAACTGAAACAAAAATGGCTGAATCAAAATTCGTAAGTACAGAAGATTTTAACAAATATTCACAGTACTTATCAAGCGAAATCAAGTCTCTTAAAGAAGAAGTAACTTCTTTAACTGGAGACGAATCTGTTAAGTCTGAAGTTGAAAGCGTTAAAGAATATTCAAACTATCTTGCTGAAAAATTAGAAAAAACAATTGAATACTCTGCATATTTAGCCGAAAACTTAGATAACACGATTACAACAAATAACGAAATATCTGAGAAATTAGATAATAGCATTTCATACTCTGAGCATATTGCTGAAGGTGTTGAATCAATTAAAGATTACACTAACTATTTAGCAGAATCTTACAACGAAGGTGCTACAACACACGAAAACTTATTAAAATACATTGACTATTTAAAAGAAAACTTAGAAAAAGTTACTGAATACGCAGAATATGTTGCAGAAACAGTTAATTCTAACTTATTACTAGAAGATGAAGCTGGTAAAGAAGTTGAAGAAATTGAAGATGAAGACGATTCTACAGATGTTACTGAACCTACAGTTGATGCTGAAGGAAATGAACTAGATCATGGTGGCGAAGTTGAAGATAAATCTGACGAATTAGAAGATGAGTTAGAAGATACAGTTGACGATGCAGGTGATGAAGAAATTTCTGAAGAAGAAGACGTTGAAGCAGTTGAAGAAACTGAAGAAGAAGACGTTGAAGAAGGTAATGCATTTGGTGCTGCAAGAGCAAAAGCTATCGCAGACGGAGAAGAAGAATTTACAGTAGATGGAGAAACTTTCAAAGTTAAAGATGTTGACGCTGAAGATAAAGAAAATGCTGAAGAGTTTGTAGAAGAAGAAGTTGAAGCTACAGAAGAATCAGAAGAATCAGAAGAAGTTGAAGCTACTGAAGAATCAGAAGAATCAGAAGAATCAGAAGACGTTGAAGAAGCAGTAGATGCATTAGATTCATACAAATCTGAAATTACTTCTAAATTATCTGCTTTAATTGAAAAAGCAACTGCTAAAGAAAATTCTAATCCTCATTTCTTTAGATTTATTTCTGAAGCTAAGAAATCAGAATACAATGAATTATCTACTGAAGATCAATCTACAGTATTAAAGGCAGTAGAAGGTAAAGGATTCTTAACAGAAGGACAAATTATTACTCTATGGAATTCTTCATTAATCAAAGCTGATAACACTAGCGAACCTAATGTTATTGCAATGATGCCAGAAGAATATAAAGAAACATGGTCTAAATTATCTGAAGCTAAGAAAACAGCTCTTTTAGCACAATCTAAGTATCATAAGTTAGAAACTTCTTATCAAGTTAGAAACTTCTGGCAAACTAGAGATCTTAGAGACGTTGCAGTAGTTATGGAAAAAGTAGAAACGGTAAATGAAGCTGCAGTTGAAGCTCCAGCTAAAAAACCTTTATACGATTTAACTAACGTAAAAGAAGAAATAGCTAAGAAATTTAAGAAGTAATATCTTAATATTTTAAGAAAAACGTAAAAAACGTAAATATAATAACAATATATAGTATATCGATAATCAGATAAGAAGAAAAAATCTGACATACATCGAGAAGATCTGAAAAGATCGATTTAAACAACCATTAAAAAAAACAAAATAATAAAATGGCAAATTTAATTAACTCTGCAGAAGTTAGAGAAACTTGGGCTCCGATCATCGAATCAGCTACAGGTATCAACGAAGCAGAAAAACTAGCGTGGATGTCAGAATACTGTCATAACCACAAACTTTATGAAGATGCTCACGTCATGGCTTTAGGCGATGCTGGTAACATCTTTGGTATGGGTCCTGTATCTTTACCGAACGTAGCAACAGGTGCTGAAGGTTCGGGAGATAAAGCTCCAACATTATTACCATTAGCAATGCAAGTTGCTGCACAAACTATCGGTTTAGACTTAGTACCAGTTGTACCAATGGCTGGACCAATGGGTCTTTTATCTTACTTAGACTTCGTTTACGAAGGTGGTAAAATCGGTGCTAATCAAACAGTTAACCCAACTTACATTAAATCTAATACTGCTGAAGCTACTGTAACGGCAAACGGTGACGTATGGGTTGGTGAATCAAGATTAGATGGTTTCTCAATCATCAAATTAGATGCTAATGCAGAAACTGCACCATTAACTGGTGTTTACGCTGATGCTGAATTAGTAAAAGCTTTAGAAGACCACATTAAAGGTTTTGCTGGTGCTGATGAGTCTGGTAACCCATTCTCAAGAGGTGTTGGTGAACAGACTCCTGACAACATCATGGGTCTTTCTTTATTCTCAAAAAGTGTTGCTGCTGAAACTTTCCAAGTTGCTGCTGCAGTTACTAGAGAGCAAGTACAAGATTTAAAACAATTCGGTGTAGATGCTGTTGCTCAAGTTGAGTCAGTATTAACTAACGAATTAACTCAGTCAATCAACAACTTAATCTTAGCTAAACTTAAGTCATTAGGTACATCTAACATTACTCAATCAGGTGCTTCTTTAGACTTAGACTTAGACCAAAACAACCAATTAGGTGGTGAAACTATCGCTTCTAACCATAGAAGAATCTTAACTTCAATCCTTGCTGCTGCGAACTTTATCGCAAACAGAGGTAGAAGAGGTGCTGGTAACTTCGCAGTTGTAGGTCCTAAAGTGGCTACAGCTTTACAATCAGTTGCTGGTTTCGTTGCTAACCCAATGGCTAACACATTATCACAAGCAGCAGGTGCAATCTACCCAGTAGGTTCTGTAGCTGGTGTAAATATCTACACTGACCCAAGACAAGAATGGGAACAAGCAGGTGGATATGATGTAGTAGTTGGTAGAAAAGGTGACGGTAACGGTCCTGGATTAGTATTCATGCCTTACTTAATGGCTGAATCAGTACAAACAATCGCTGAAGGAACTATGGCTCCTAAAGTTGCTGTTAAATCTAGATTCGCATTAGTTGAAGCAGGTTTCCACCCAGAAACTCAATATGTTACATACAAAATCGAAAACTTAGCTCTTTAATTAGAACTTAAATAGATTTTAATATTAAAGGTCCTCTATTTTAGAGGACCTTTTTTTTGTTTCGTTGAAACTTAAATGGATATATAGTCTATAACAATTATTAAATATAATATACTAAGATGAAAACATTCGAACAATGGTATAAAGCATTTACAGAATCTAACGAAGATAACATTCCAGTCGCTAAAGATTCTGCGTCTATTGAAGCAGGAACTGCAACGGCAACTATTTCTTCTTCAAATCCAACTGATATTTCATCAGATGACTCTCATTCTAAATTAATGAAAGATTGTGATGATATTATTAATTCTCTTAAAACTCTTTCAGATAAATTAACAGAATCAGAAGAACAGGATGAGGCTATTAACGAATCAAATCCAATGACAGCCGTAATTATGCAAGATCCTATTATTATGGGAGCTATTATTGGTTTAACTGCGATTACAGGTGCTGTGATCGGTACCACTAAAGCAGCGGTTGACGCGAAGAGAAATAAGAAAATAGCTAAAGAAGTAGATAAAGATTATGATAAGCTTAAGAAGATTACGATGCAAGAGCTTAAGGTAGAAACTTCTGTTAAAGAGCTTGAAAAAAGAAAAAAAGAATTAACTTCAGGTGGTTCAATGGAAGAGGCTGAAGCGACAAATAAACCAAGTAAGGCTGATGTTGATTCTAAGAAAAAGGAAGCTCTTAAGAAGATGAAAGCTAAATTAGATATTCAAATTGAAAATCTAAAAGGTAAGCAAGAAAATCTTAAAGAAGCTACTGACGAATTTAAATTGGGTCTAGACTCTAAATATGGAAAAGAAAAAGTATATGGATTTTTTTCAGGAAAGGTTACATCTCTTATCGCACAAAAGAAAGATGAGATTTTACAAGCTGAAACTGAGTATAAATTAAAATACTTAGCAGACGATATGGATCCTGAAATTAAAAAAGATCTAAACGAAAGATTACAAAAGGTTAAAGCTGCTCAAAAGAAAAGATTAACTAGTTTAAAAAATGAGCAAGAAAAAGAAGCTGAAAAGTTAGCAAAGGCAAAAAAAGAAGATCCTGCAGTTGCTAAAGAATGGGAAGAAAATAAAGATAAATTACAGCCTAAAGAAGAAGAAGAAGATGAGAAGGAAGAAACTCCTTCTGCTGAAGAAACTCCTTCCGCTGAAGAAACACCAGACGATAAAGAAGATGATTTCGACGCATTTGGTGTTGATGATGAGGAAGAAACACCGGAAGAAGAAACTGTCGATAAAACAGATAACTCTAAAGAAGGAATGACTAAAAGAATTGACGCAGTCATTAAAAAAGCTGAAGAGTCTGGTGATGAAGAAAAACTTAAAAAGGCAAAAGAATTAAAGGACAAGATCTTAGCAAAAGAATCTTGGCAAATTGAAAATACAAAATTAGGAATTTTAATAGAATCAGAACTTAGAAAGATTGAGCATTCAGAAATAATTAAAGAATCTTTTTCAGTTAAAGATCGTTTCTCAAAACTAATCTAATTTCTTTTTAGAATTTTTACGAGCTAATTTTAAGAACTCCTGTTGTTGATTCAGCAGGAGTTTTTTTACGTGTTTTCTAAACTCAACTGAAGACTTTAATATACGGCTATCCACCATAGGAGCCAGCAGGGCATCATGATAATCTGGATGAACAAAGTTTTCTAAGCTAAAGTCATCTGTTTTAGATCTAATAGGTTTACCAGATAGTGCGCAAACCCAATCTATGGTGTTGTAACTTTCTTTTAAATCTTCCATTTTTACAAAAGAATCAGTAGACCAATCATAATAGAATTTTTCTTTAGGAGCAGTGTATTTATGTTGACATACTCCAAAGATAATATGAACAAACTGATCACTTTGGCATCTTTCTCTTAAAATTGGATTTTCTATCAATAATCTTTTTTGTTGTCTTGCAAGATTAGACAGCTTAATTCCAAACCTATTAGAATAAGGAGAGTGAGTAGGAACTCTTTCTATTTTAGGATATTTCTTATTATATGCCATATAGTATTTATTCATGAAACAAAGGCTATCCTATGAGTATAACTATTAAACAATTTTACATGGTTCATACACTGTTCACAGAAAAATATCGTCCAAGTAACTTAGACGAGTTGATTTTACCAGAAAGAGTAATGTCAAAATTTAAAGATGGTCTAACTCAAAATGTACTTTTGGCTGGGAGCCCTGGTACCGGTAAGACATCTACTGCGAAGGCAATTGTTAAACAATTCGGACTTCCGTACATTTATATCAATGCATCCACAGATACTTCAGTCGATGTTATTAGAACCAGAATTATGGATTTCTGTTCCACTATGTCAATCTTAGACGATCAGGGTAAAATGAAAGTGGTTATATTAGATGAGGTAGATGGTGTATCTGATCAATTCTTTAAAGCGCTTCGAGCTACTATGGAACAATTTGCATCTAATTCAAGATTTATTGCAACTTGTAATTATGTAAATAAAATTCCAGATCCTATTCTTTCAAGATTTGAGGTAATCAATTTCGACTTTGATAAAGAAGAAGAAAGTGAATTAACTAAAAAATATATTAGAAGAGTATACGATATATGTGGAAAAGAAGAAATGACAATAGAAAAACCAGCACTGGTTGAATTTGTCCGCAGAAACTTTCCAGATCTTCGCTCGACTCTTAATAAATTACAAGGATATAAGTCTGAAGGAACAAGCAATATTACACTAGATGATGTTAAAAAGTTTAACTCAGTGTATAAAGATGTTTTTGAATTAATCTTTAATGAAACTGATCCGGTTAAAAATTATAAATATCTGGTTGGGGAATATTCAAATAGAGTTGATGAAATTCTTCAAACCCTAGGAGAAGAGTTTATAGAATATATTCAGTCTGAAAAAGGAAACAGTACTAAACATATTCCTCAAATCGCAGTAACTGTGGCTGAACACCAAGCACAGAGAGTTCATGTAATAGATCCTGCAATCACCATGCTAAGTTGTATATATAAATTACAGGAAATAATTAGAAATTAATTGGCTAAATATTTTTTTATCTCAGAAATTTTGCTTATATTAGCTATATAAACACCAACATTATGAAACTAGGAAAACATACACTATTAATTGATGGCAACTACTTTTTACATAGTAGATTATTCGTATTACCTAGACCTAAAGGAAAGCAGCTCTTAGCTGATAAAGAATCTCAATCTCAACTTATGAGAAAGTTATGTATTGATTTTGCTTCAGAAGTTCGTAAAATGTCTCCTTTTGTAGATCAGATTGTAGTTGCAGTTGACGCCAAATCATGGCGTAAAGATCTTTTTCCAGATGCACAATACAAAGGAACTAGGACACATGACGATTCTATTAATTGGAAAGCAGTTTTCGATGTTTATTCTGAATGGCAAAAAATACTAGAAAATAAAGGTATCGTTATTCACCAGGTTCAGGGTGCAGAGGCAGATGATGTAATGTATGGCTGGTCAACACAACTAAACAGTGAAGGTAAAAATTGTATTGCATGGACCGGTGACAGGGACCTTATTCAGCTTGTAAATTATAACCAAGCAACAGATGCATATACTCTATGGTATTATAATTCTAAGAAAAAGCTTATTGCCTTTGAAGGCTTTGAAGATGTAATGGCATCTAGAAAAACAGCATCTATGACAAACGATGAATTACTTTTTAATATTTCATCTAAAGAATCTGCATACGATAAATTAAAAGAAGACTTTCAAGCATGGATGGATAAGAATAGGGTAGAAGTTCAAGAAATAAATTGCGACGACTTTGTATTTGGTAAAATATTACAGGGTGATAAGTCTGATAATATTCCATCTGTTATCACATGGACTAAAGCAGCTTCTAATGGTAAAATTAGAAATTATTCTCTTACCGAAAAACACTGTGTAAAAATACTAGATCAATATAAAAAAGAAGAAGGCGAATTTACAATAGAACATTTTTTCAATAGAGGACAAGTAAATAAACTTGTAGATATTATTTATAGGGTTGTTGGTAAATCTGATCCTAAAGAAATTAGAATCAGATTTAATCAAAATCTAGATCTAGTTCTATTACACTATCATACTATTCCTCTTGCAATTCAAAAGGATATCTATAAGAATATAGAAGCAGATAGAAATATTCTACCAGAATTTACTAACATTACACAAATGGAAAAAATTCTAGAAGGAACAGATTGGATGGCGAAAAAATCACAAGGAGCTCCAAAAAAATATGATGCATTCGCAACGTTGAAAGACGATAGTAGTAAAGAAAGACCTTCTACTAAGAAATTAAACGAACTTTTTTAAAAACTTACTTTAAGTTTAAGGTATAATTTATATGCTAGACGAAACAAAATTATTTGATTTTGTAAAGATTATGTTTACAAAACCTAATCAATACAAGAATGTAAAGAACTTTAATAAGAAGAGACATCACTTCATGATTAACAGATTTTTTTCTATTAAATATCCATCAAACGCACAGTTATTTAATGTGAATGGAATTAATGGTAATGCTGTTATCGATAGCTGGCACATGGTATCTTCAAGATTTAGATCAGTTCCAGGATGGATATACACTAAAACTAAGAAGGCAACACCAAAGCCTAAAAAATCAAAAAAAGAATATATACCTAAAGAAGAAACAATCAAATTCTTTTTACAAAGACATGAGATTGGAATGAGAGAATTCAATGATCTTAAAAAATTTAATCCTATTGAATTAAACGAAAGTTTATTGAAATTAGAAAATACAATGCAGGTATATTAATATGATTAGCTATTACGACTTTAATGAAGTGGTAACAGTCGTTGACACCACTCTATTCAAATATAATTACATTGATAATAAAATTATCACACTGATAAAAAATCAATTAGATTATAGGGTTGTTAATGATGGATCTCTTTTAATTAGCAAAGATCAGCTAGATTTATTTCTAAAGAAAAATTTCCAAAACGATATTAATAGAATAAACGCAACGGGCTTTGAACAATTTCATAAGGAAGCTACTACTGTTTATTTTTTACATAAAATAATAAACGATTTTTTAAATCTAGAATACGTTAAAATAACAATTAATAAAAATAAATCCTACAGTAGACTATCCGAAATAGACGGTGTCAAAACCCTTAGATTTAACTTTAAAGTTTTAGCAGGAACTTTTAAATTATACGATATCTTTCAACAAAAGGAAGACCTTGATGAAATAAACAATACTTTGATTTCCTTGGGTCTAATGAAGAAGAACGTTCCGTATGCTAGACACTATGCTTCTCACATATTTAATGCATTAGATTCTTTTGTAAGATCTAGAGAAGGATCGGATGGAAAAGAATTTGATACAGCCCTTGATCTCATGGATTGTATAGAATCAAAAATCCAGGATGATAATCCTAAGATATTATTAATCACTGATTACTAGCTTTCTTTAACGAATATATAGTCAAAAGATACTAGAAATTAAATGGTAACAGGATATACTGCAAACGAATACGGAGATCAGCTAATAGCATCATTACAGGATCCTTTTCAGAATGTAATTAAGATTACT